CGGAGGCCGCATCAGCCGCATCCGCGAGGCCGATCAGATCACCCGACAGGGCAGACGGTCCCAATTCATCGCGCAGATCCGCCGCTGCTTCCCCGGCCAACCGCATCGTGCGCTCATTGGCTTGCTGCTCAGGGGTGAGGGCTTCCCACGCGGCTTGGAGTTCTTCGACATCGCGCAGCAGATTAGCCCCCGACAATTGATCGCGCAGGCCGACCACCGACTCGGCAAGCTGATCGGTGGCATCTTGGTTCGTCTCCAGTGCCATGGCAGCGTCATCCGCAGCCACCTGGGTTCGTTCAAACTGCGTCACGATTCGCGCCAGTTCTGGGGTGAGGTCTTCGCCCTTCTCGCGCAGTTGAATGGCCCGCTGCGCGATCAGGGCCATCTCGTCTTCAGCCAAGCCCCCAGCCACGCCAGCCAGATTGACCATCGCTTGCTGGAGTTCAGCCACGGTGCCCTCGACGCCTGCCACGCCGAGCGCATCACGCAAAGCCTCAGCGGTCGGCGTCACATCGCCCAGATCCTCATTGAATTTTCGGGCGGCTTTGGCAGCGGCATATTCTTCATCGCTCAAAAACCCCAGGATGTTTTTGACGTAATCCAGCGCCCGCCCGAAAATCTGTGCGTCTTTGGCCCATTGGGAAAGTTTCCATGCCCCAAACGCGAGAGCCACGGCAGCGATCACACCCACAAAGGTCAGCGCCATGACAGCACTGATCCCCGCAATGGCCGTCATGAGCGTCCCAACCGCTCCGGCGACCGTACCGAGGATCACCAGTAACGGCCCCGCCGCCGCCACCAGGGCCACGATACCGATAATCCACTTTTGCGTGGTCGGTGACAGCGCAGAAAAAGCAGGCACCAGCGTATTGGAGATCCAGTTTGCCAGCGTGATCCCAATTTCCAAAAAATGCTCCAGCACGGGCGCGAGTTGTTCCCCCATTTCGATCATCGCGCCAGAGGCGGCAGATTGAAAGCGCGTGAACGCGCCTGCTAGCCCTTGCATCTGGATCTGCGTAATCTCCTGCGCGATGTTCCCCACACCCTCCAGTTCGCCCGTGAGTTTTCGCAAAGCTTGATGCCCCTGCGACACCAGGCCCGCCATCGCTGGACCCGCACGCAGTCCGAAGATCGTCATCATCTGCGAGGTGGAGGCTGACCTATCGCCAAGCTGCTGCACGATGTCGGCCATCGGCAACAAGTTGCCTTCCGCATCGGTGGCCTGGATGCCCAGGTTCCGCATCTCGGTAGCGGCTTTTTTCGTGGGGTTGAGCAGCTTGGTGATCGCGCCGCGCAGCGAGGTGCCCGCCATGCTGCCCTGGATGCCTGCGTTGCCCATCATACTGATGCTGGCGCTGGCTTCCTCGAAACTCATGCCAGCGGATTTCGCGACTGGCCCCGCGTACTTGAATGCAACCCCCAATTGGGTCAGGTCGGTATTCGCGCTACTGAAACTTTTTACTAGGACGTTATTTACTCGACTCAGATCCTCAGTCTGCATCCCATAGCCGGTGAGGATGTTGGAGGTAATATCGGCGGCAGAAGCGAGATCGAGTTGGGCACTCGCGGCAAGCTCCAGCACCCCAGGCATGGCCCCGATAATCTTAGTCGTATCAAACCCAGCCATGGCCAAGAATCCCATGGCATCAGCCGCTTCTTTGGCGCTGAACGAGGTGGTTTTTCCTAGCTCCTTGGCCTGCGCCGTCAAGGCTTCAAAATCTTTGCCGGTGGCCCCGCTCAAGGCTTTTACCCGATTCATTGATTTTTCAAATGACCCGAATGCCACCGCAACCGCTGCCGCACCGCCCACGATAGGCGCGGTCAAGCCCATCGTCATCGAGGTGCCGGTGGCACGCATGGTGGCCCCGGTCTGCTTGAGGCTTCCACCGATCCGTTTCAGCGAGGATTGCGCTCTGAGCAGCGCCGGGGTGAGGTTATCTTCAAGCTTTAGCTGGGCGATGATCGTGCCGATGTTGAGCATGCTTACTCACCAGTCGAGATCCCTAGTTCGCGGCCCACCGCTTCCATCTGGAGACGGGTGTAGCGCGTAGCTGCGGCATCAGTCGGGCGATCCCCTTTGCCCGCCGTCTCGATCCGCTGCTTGGCGTTCGCCAAGGATCGAAAATCCAACAGTTGAAAGATCGACCCGTTACAATCATCCTCTAAAGCGTGCCGTGCGGCGTCCGGCAAACAGCCAAACTCTTCACACACGCGGCTAATGACCCACAGATCAGGCGGCGGGATCTCCGTACCTGCTTGATCTAGGTACTGGACAAACCGCTCTGCTCTTCCCCCGCTTCGTCCGGTGTCTCAGGGCGCGAAAAAGTAAAAATTTCCAGCGCCAGAAATGCGGCGGTAGGTTCGTCCAGTTCGCCCAGCACCTCGACCCGATTAGCATCGGTGATCGCCGGAGAAAGCGTCCAACTCACCACGCCCTTTTCCAACAAACTATCGCGGTGATAGTTGCTCACGCTGGCTTCTTGCGACTTCTGGATCTTATCGATCTTGTCGGTGTCGGCGTTGCGTAACGCCTGCATCAACTCGCCGCCAATCTCCCGCATAAAGCCGATCCCCTGGCTCTGCTGCGCGGCGGCAGCATCAGCCAGTTTACGGTGCGAGAGTTTACGGATCACCGCAGACTCCCCTGGATCAGTCGGCAGATCAACTGACTTCGTGTGCCCGATTACTAACCCCATCGTTCATTCTCCTCTGCTGCGATTACGACCAGACGCCAGCGCCGGTCGGTGTCAATTCGGCCACGATGGTTTGGATCGCGCCGTTGGCTGCAACGACCTCCGAGGAGGTCAGGCGCACATCTACCGTAAAGGTTTTTGAATCCCCGAAGACGATGACCATCTGCCGCCCATCGTCCTGGGGGCCGTCATCGACCACTGACAGTACCGCGTGCGTCCCCGTAGTCCCGGTAGTGTCCCAGATACAGGTCAATGTAATCGGCTCCACGCGCTTGGTACCAGTCGGTGTCTGCTCTTCAAAACTGTCACCGAGAGCGGTGGTATCTTGCAGGATCGAGGTCATCTTCGCACTGACCCCCTCCAGTATAAAATTGGTGAGCGCCCTGGCCGTGCCACCAGGAGAATCTTCGAGCGTCACCGTGACCGAGCTAGGACCGTATTTGCCTGCCATAGTTTTACTCCTTTATCCTCGTGAAAAACCGCAGAACACCGTAATGCTCCCGGTCCCCGTGATGATTCCGGTGAACGAAAGGTACCGGTTGACCGTCCCCGATACAGTCACACGTTCCGCAAACGGGGCCGAGACATCATCGCTGAACGACAGGAGGTCACTGTATGAAATATCATCCGATGAGTGGCGCACCTTCCCGACAAAGCCACTAAACCCTGACGCCGCCGTGCATTGGATGTACCCCACGCCACCGTCTGAGGTCGAAGCCGAGTTGTCCACAGGTGTAGACGTAGTGTCCCAGCTATCCGTTTGTGCCGCGAGCGGTTGGAGAATCACCCCCGCATCGCGCTGGCCCGTCATCGCATAGGTGACATTGGCTTTTTGCAGGTTCCCCATCTCGGCGACAACTTCGTAGTCTTGGCTATAGGTGCCTTGAAAACCCACCATCGGATAGCCCACCGTTTGACCCGCAAAGCCCACACACAGCACTCGCGCTGTCGCCTGTGGCGACGAAGGCACACTGCCACTCAATGCGGCATGGGAGTAATTGGCGGTGGTATCAAAAAACGCACCCTCTTGCGTTACCTCCACCGAGGTGAGGCCCGTGGGTGCCGTCTCATAAAAGGTGTCACCGATCCCAGTCGTATCAGTTAATTGACTCGTGGCTTTTTCACGAAGGCCTGTGATCTTATTACTGAGCATGTTGTAGCCATCGACCATCAGCAGCCCTGAAGATGGACCAAATTTTCCCGCAGCCATTACTTCTTCCTCCCTTTGACAACTTTCTGCTCGCTAGTCTTTCCGCTCTCGGTAACTTTCCCACTTGCGATCAAACTATCCCGTGAAATTGACGGGAGATCATCACAGTACCCGCCGGCTTTTACATGTTTGAGCTTCACGCGCTCTCGCTGTTCTGGTGACAGCTTTGACATGCCACCAGCCTCCTCAACAATCTTCAACCCGGCAGGAGTAGGGTAGACCAAATCGACAGTGGCTCGAAGCTTTCCCATCATGCACTCTCCCGCTCATGACCGCATTCCATGCAAACCTCTTTCCCACCGAGAACAGGCTGGAATTTTTCTTTCCCGCATGGGCATTTTCCTTTCGGGAGAGAAGGTGTTGACGGACGGTCGGTTAAGATAACGCTATTCATGCATTCTTATCCTTGGTGAAAATCATATTAAAAACAATCGTCGGTCTTTCCTGAGCATCAACGTCCAGCGGAAATGGCTCCTGAAGGTTTTCGCTTAGGTAGTACCGAGTCCCGCTCAAATCCTCCGTTTCAATCGTGGCGAGATTCTCGAAAAGAGTCTGAGCAGTTGTCCTGGCTGTCTGATAATCGTTAGGCGCACCACGGATTAAAAATTGAATCCCCGGACGTTCGTATTGAATTCCAGCCGTCCCGAAAGCTCTGGTAGGAGGAAGCCCTCCGGTTTCGATAAGCGAGACACACGCATCGGGAGAAGGTGGCT